TCTCATCCTCTCCAAAAGCCTGGGTACCCTTTGCCTTTTCATTTAACCAATAGAGTGTTACTTCCCGGATATATGACCTGGCAACTTTTGTCTTAATAAGTTTCCTTCCTGCAATCATCCAGTATTGATTTGCAGATACCGGGAAGGGGAGATCAAGGATCAACATTTGTTTGCCAGTTCAGTCTGTTCAGAGGGTGTAATAAAACTACTCTTTCTTTCCCTGACATCCCTCTGCAGTTTCTTGAAAATATCTTTCATTTTGTCAGGCATAGGCACCTTCTTGTGTTCAGGTTCAGGAAGAAGATTCCTTTCCAGTTCCAACCTTTTATGATAATGGGGATCTTCACAGGGTTTCCTCCGGGGATTCTCTGGAGTACCCTCCCTGATGTCCTTCACAGTGGGGAAGAAAGAATTTGTTTTAATGTGTTCTGTAAATGATCTTTCGATTCTCTGGGGGGATAGATCTGAGAGTGATTCTGCCCAGAATGCTATATCTGTTTTATCAAGTTTCCCAAACTCTCTCACATGTGAGTGGTAATTCTTTTCGCATAACTTCAGGGCTTTTAATAGAACTGCATATTTTACCTCATCCATGAGTCTCCTCCTTCATTTTTTTAAATTCCTCATAAGTGAATTTGTTCGATTTTTGGACATTACACTCCCAGCAACAAACCACTAAATTCCTGGGGTCCATGACTTCTTCCCTACTTGATAATTCTGAAACCGGGACCTTATGATCCAAAACAAAAGAGTCCCTTTCTGGCTTCAGTCTTTTTTTACAGTAGTGACAGGGTGCTGTATTATCCGATAATCTTGCTTCCATCCAGAGTTGGATATAAACTGCTCTGGGATAACCACCTTTCTTGCTCCTGGCATTACCTGATGCCTTTTGCTTCTTATAAGCCATCTTGTGTTTGCATGACTTTGAGCAATACTTCTGGGTTTTCTTATTTGATTCATCAGGGACATACTCCTCCCCACAAAATTCACAAATCTTGTACAAAACTCAGTTAACAATAACATCAGGTTGCTCTCCATTGCACTTATATTTTTTACCAATAGGGAGTTTCCCTTCCCTGGGATTAATCTTAATTCTGAGACCCCTGCTTATCATTTCCCTCTGGACAAAATCCTGTACCAGGTAACCTCTGGAATGTGATCTGCCATACATTGATTCTCCTTCACTGATGAGGCTATTAATCAATTCAATCTCATCATCATTATAGGGTCTCAGCTTCCATGCCATATTTTCTCCTAATTTAACTGGTTGGGATTATTTAACTTGGACCACTCCAGATCCAAAGCAGATACCTGGTCCTTCGACTTGGGCATTGTCTGGTTCTGTCTGTCTGATATCAGGTCAAACCTGATTCCAATCCATTGGTTTCTCATTGACTCTGCAATCACATGGACTGCATCTCTGCCTGAATTATGCTTGTTGCGAATGTGGGACATCTCTCTCTGGGCTGCCTGGATAGTTCTCCAGGGTTTCATTGTTCCTGAAGTATCACACATTGCCTCTTCCTGTTTGTATGCAACCCATTCTGCCCAGGTCTCCTGAAAACATGGAAGGTGTGCCAACTCTTGAGGCACTGTAACCTGGCTCAGTATTTCCTCCACTGAAGGAGGCACCAGACTGGGTTTTCGTTTATTTTTTTGTTTCATATTTCACCTACTATAATTAATGAATATATATATACTATATATATACTATATGTATATAAAGTATATACAGGGTTATTCCTGCATCTTCAGTTCAGATTTCTTTGCTCTGAAAAGTTCCACCACTTTTTTATTATTTGTAAATGTCTCAGATTCTGATTCCCAGTATTCTTTAAGAACATCCAAACTACCAATATTTTGAAGTGCAACTTTTGCAATCCTGTATGCATTTTTTGAAGTGATTTTTTCTTTCATTGGATTCTCTTTTTCAAACTGATTATCCTCATCAGAAATATCGTTACTTGCCAGGTTGCCATCATCATCTTCATCTTCTCCTGCAGACAATCCAAAGAGAGCCTGAAGGATCTGCCTCTTTGCATAAGTAAGTGCACTACCCACTCCTTGAGGGTTGGGTTTATCAAGGATCAGTTCATAATTGGATTGGATGTACTGACCAGTTTCTTTATGAAACAGAATTGTAATTAAGCCTGATCCAGTGGGAAACATCATGATACCCAAACCATGCTCCTGACATACTGGATCTATCTTTTTAACAAGGGAATCTAACTGGATATAATCTGATTGAAAATGTGGATTAGTACCACCTGCATAACATGTGCTTTTCAGGACAGATTTTACAGCAAACCATGACTTGAAAATATCTTTACCTGTACCAAATATTTGGAATTGATTTTCCATTTTACTCTCCTTTAGTTGAACCATTTAATGTTTAAAGTCTGGATACCATCATAGTAACCAGATAACCGATTTTGTTGTTGCTCATCTGACTTCTGATATTCCTGGTACTTTGATATTATACTCCGAATATGTTTGGAAGCAACATCAAGTGAATCCTGGTCCAGACGATATGCCTGAACATTATGAGGATTAGTTTTTTCACAGACAACAAATATAAAATCATAATCATCCCCTGTAATTGTTTTTAATCCATCGAGATACCACCGGGCCTGGATGTCATACCTGAACTTTTTGACTGAAGAGATAAATGCATATGGATGAGCACTTTGCATTATCTTCAGATCAATGGCAATCTTTTCCTCCTCCAGAAGTTTATCAACTCTGAATGCACCATTAATGCCATCAAACTCCGGGTGTCTGAAAAAGCCTGAGACTTCGTTCTTCCCTCTTGACTTCATGAACACACTGGAGGTAACAGGATTCTTCATTATATTATCTTTCCAACCAAGTGCCTGGGTCAGTTCATCCTGACTGATCAAAATCTTTCCTTCGTTGTTTGCCTGTTCTTCTGCAAGGAGTTTTTGTTCTCTTCCTTTCACTGTCCTTGCATCAACTTTAGGCATCACCAGATATCTCTCTGTGAGGGTATCCATTTCCAGGAGAAGGGTGTGTCCAAGTTGACCCAGTTTCAATGCCTGGGTTATTTCAAACTGTGATTTTGAGAGCCAGTGATTGACTGACTGTTGAAGAAGTTTAAGATCTGAACTGTGAAGAAAATCTTCCAGTTCAATGTAAGTTTTGAAGGGCATACCTTCATAGAAATTATTGACTTTTATACTAGTCATTTCCTCTCCTTATATATAGTGGGAATCCCCACACCAGGGATACCAGTGTGGGGTATAGGGTTTACCAGGGATCACCATCTGACTCAGTAATCCTCCAGGCCTGGATACTGTTACTGTATCCTGAATCTTTTCCTTTCTCCCATCTCCTGCCTTTTAAATTAATATCAACATTGACTTGTTGACCAACTTTATATTTCTCAAGCAGATCACATTTATTTTGAACCACTTCAATCTTGAGTAGTTCTGGATACTCAGGGTTGGGAGCATGTTCCAAAATGAACTCCCTCTTTTTGAATTTGTCAGAGATCACATTCTCATCAAATATTTCAATGATCTTTCCACTGACTTGAAACGCATCACTCATAATTACTCCATATCATAGAATTAAAAATTGAGATGCCCCACCGACTCACTAGCAGGGCACCCCGGTTAAACAGGACATCCATGTCCTTTATAGAACTACTCTCCAGAGTAGAATTAAAATGGTTTTGACTCTTCATCTGTTGATGCACATTCTTCAATTCGTTCCTTCAATAATTTCTCTGCACTGAATCTGATCCTTCCATTCTTGGCTTCATTCAGTACATGACATATTGTTGATTGGGACTCTCCAGTTGCATCTGCAACTTCCTTCAATGTTACACCTGCCCTTTTCAATCGGTGCCTTAAAGTTTTCATTATTTATCTCCTTTCAAAAGTGAACATTATTCTGAAGTTCATTGTTAATACTTGGTATGATTCAATATATAAAATTTCTAACTAGTTTACAAGTTTTTTTTAAAAATAAATAAAAAATAATTTAATTAATAATGTTTTCAATGGAATATTCAAAATATCTTTCATAGATTCTTCAATGATTACAATAGTTTACAAAGATTATAATTAATTTAAAAAATAATTAAAAAAACCCTTGTAAATTTGTTTAAAAAGGTTTAAAATTATTACAGTTAAATTAAATAAAGTTAACCCAATCGGAGAGACAATATGACAAATAAAGAAAAAGAATTAAATGCTAAGTCAACTGAAACGCTAGAAGAAAATGTAGAAGCTTTAGAATTATGTATATTTGAAACTGGTTGTCAGTTGGAGTCTGAATATGCTTTAGAAGGACTTGGGAAAGAGCATATCGAAAAAACTGATAAAGATTTTGACTTAGAAGATGAACTTTCTTTAATGAAGAAAATTTTAAAAGAGAGATATGCACTACAAGGTCTGAATGAGTTTGGACAAAAACCTAGAACCCTTGAAGATCAAGAATTCCCGTTCTAATTAACCCGGCCCCGAA